AATTCAAAAGGTTTGGAATGGTCTAACATTGCTTTAGACTCCATAATAAATTGATTGTTTTCTTCTTTTGGATTAATAAATCCAGCATCATATTCAATCAAAATACCTTTACCACTCTCATGAGGTTTTAATATTTTCAAATCCATGTTTAATATTTTTATTTAATAAATATCAAAGATTTGCTATTTGTAATGTTTCGTTATTTGGATTACCTTTTTTTGTTAAATAAAATTTAAAACACTCATTGTTGTAAAAGACTTCATCAAATATGTTATTAACGATTTTTTTAAGTGAATCTTTAATTTCTTTTGATTTAAAATCCATGTCATCTTTAATTAAGTAAAAATTGATTTCTAAGTTCATAAATGATTTTTTACCTAATGAAATTCCACTTGACCTTAAATCTAAATCTACAATAAATTTTTCTTCAAAAAGATTGTTATTAACAGAATCTAATGTTGCGTGTTTTATCGCCCTGCTCATGTTTAGTACTACTCTATTCCAATTTTCGTACTCGTCGGTGGGTTCTACCCAAGTTTGGATGTTTAAATAAATTGATTTTAACTTTACTGAGTTTACAGTACCATAGGTTATTTTTGCAAAGTTATTTGTTTGGATTTTTGAGGTTTTCCCCTTTTTCATTTGTCTTCATATTTTCCCTGTTTATTTTTTTCATAATAATAGGTATATTTAGAGTTATAGTCAAAAAACTAATAAATTGAAAGGAAATATATGATTATTGTAAAAGTAGACAAAAATTCTAATTTGGAAAAGGCCTTAAAAGTTTACAAAAGTAAAATTATTAAGACAAGACAACTTTCTGAAATTAATAACAGAAAAGAGTTTGTTAAAAAATCGGTTAAGAGAAGACAACAGATTTTAAAGGCTAAATACGTCCAAAAAACATTTAAATCAAATAACGATTAAATATTTTCGTTTAGACCTTTTAATTTGAAGTACGATAATTTATCGTATTTTTCAGAAATAACTTTTGATAAAGTTTCATCAATTTTTGATTTAGTACTTTTATCAATTGTTTCGTTTTTTAAGTTTGTTAGTTTTGTAACAACACTTTCTTTAATAGTTTCAAAATCACTGACATATTTTGAATCGTCCTCTGATAAAATTTTAATTAATTCTTTCTTGTCAGTTTCATTTAAAGATTCTATATAATTACTAATAGTTTTGTTGGCTAAATTAACCATAGAACTAATTGGGATTAAAGGTGTTTCAGACTTAGTTAAAGACTTTTTCTTAAGTGTTTCCGAAATAAGTCTTCGGCTTTCAAGTCTAGACTCAATCATTAAAACATTATTTGAAAATAAATTATCAATATTTTTATATTGGTTTTCAACTATAGTGTTTTTAACCCAATTTTTAATTTTATTAACATCACTTTCATTTATTTTATTTACGGTATTTTCATATACAGTAATACACTCATTGATGTAATCAAAAACTAAATTATTATCAATACCTTTGTTTGATGATAAATCATCGTACAAATAGTAAATTTTAGAAATATTTTTATTTTCTAAAACATACTTTTTAAAGTTTTTTAGTTCTTCTTTAAGGGTACCTTTTTTATACGATTCTAATAAGGTATTTTCTATTCTTGATTTTAATATTCCGAAATTCATCATTGTTTTTAATTATAAATATCAATCTCTTAATATTTTACTTAATTGAGCCTCCATTTCACCCAAAGAATTTCTTGCTTTCGACAAGTCAATATAATCCTCAGCGTGTAACAAATCATCACTTTCTAATAAAATATTCAAATTATCTCTTTTTACAGATTCAGGCGTTATCTCGCCGCCACCTTCAGCTGGTGGAGGAGGTGGTGGCATTTCACCACCCATTTCACCACCCATTTCGCCACCTGGAGGTGGTGGTGGAGCCGCAGCCGCGTTAGCGGTATCACCTGTTTTAGAGCCGTAAAGTTTGTCAATATTGTCAAAAACACCTGTGTGACTAATAATTGTTGCGGTATTTGTAAGTTCCGCACCTACTGCTTTTTCAATTCTCTGTTGTTGTAAATCAAGTTTTATTTCTTCGTCAGAGAAACCTAATACATGTTTTTTAGCCCAAGTAACGGACACTGGTGCAATACCTTCAATTGCGGCAACAGCATCTTTATATAATAGAATTTTTTCTTTCCAAACTTCAATTTTTAATAAATCAGCTTGAGTTGACGGATTGGTTAATGCTAATGTAAAATTAGATAATTCATCTTCAAAACCTAATAAAAATAAATGAATGATTGCGATTTTATTTAATTCTGCTATCATACATTTTTGTATTCTATTAATAGTTCTTGCGAAACGAATATCCATTAATGATAAATTTTTACCATCACCAACAGGTTCTTCAAATCCTAAAAACGCTTTAGGAACACGAAGAGCCGTTAACAATTTCTTTTGGATGTACTCGATGTCGGCAATCTCCGCTAAATTCTGAGCCCCAGGTAATGTATCGATTGGGCTTGGAGCTGCGGGGTCTCTAACTGGAATAAAATAATCTTGGTCAACCGCCATTTGATTAAATCTCATGTCGACATTTCCTGTTTTAGAATCAACAACTTGGTCTCTTTTAAATTTATTTGCAACACGTTGTACATATGGTTCAACATCTTTGTCGTCCATATTTCCAACATATACTTTAAACACTCTTCTTTCAGGAGCCCTTGATGTTCTATAAATTAACATCGCATCTTCAGATAATAAAAGTTGTTTCCAAATACGTCTGGCTTTTTCTAACATAGATGTACCGTATGGAAGTTTTCTATCATCACCCAACAATCTAAAATGTGCTATTTCCCAAGAATTAAACTCCATATCCTTGGCTTTCCATTTAAATCTTAAACCTTTGTTTTCAACAGGTTCTTCAACGTTAGCTGATTTAGCCGCCATACCTCTTTCAAGACGTTCAATCTCGATATTTGGTAATTGCATGCACCCAACAACACCCTTGTCAGAATCTAATTTTAAATAAACAAAGTTATCTCCATACTTACAAGTGTTTCTTGTCCACATTGGTAAGTTTGTATTAATGTCTAAAACATTATTAAATAAATCAACAAGAATTGATTTAATACGTTTTGACTCTGAATAGATTTGTAACATATAACCATTTTGGTCAACAGTTGTTGATTCTTCTCCGTAAATGTCTAATGCAGCGGAAATCTCAGGAGTATACTCCATAGATTCGTAATCGTAGAACGAAGCTAAACGAGTCGGTTCATAATAAACGGCTTGTGTATATAAATTACTTTCAATTTTAGTCCACTGATTAGCAAGATAATAAGTTTGTTGAGCCTGCAATTTTTGCATCTCATACTCTTGTTTGGATGTAGTTCTAAGTAATTCTTTTTTATCTAATTTATAGGTTGGGTAGTCCTGCTTCAATAATGAATTAGGACCAAAGGCTTGGGACAACCTTTGCCAAACTGTAAATTGATTATTTTGATTATTTTCCATATTAAAAATTTAATCTCAATTAATAATAATTAAATAGTTAGGTTCTTTTAATCTTATTAATGTTAATGTCATTATTTGGTTTCTGTTCATTTATTGTGTTATCACCACCAGGTTTTACATTACTAACACCTTGTCCTGTAACATTTAATTTACTACCGTTAATAATATTTCCCGATTTTTTTCTCTGAACAAATCCCATATTAGTTTTTATTATAAATATTATCTAACCCCAAATAACCAACCATACTTATGATAATCTTCTTTTGTAAAATTTTGACCACCAAACTGTCTAATCCTATCATTGTTATTTGGTATAACAGGATTAAAACTTAAAGCCTCTCTTGATTGTTCATTAGTGTTTACTGACCAAGACTCAATCATCGCCTTAGTGTGTTCAGTAACTTTTGTTAGACTAGCAAATGATGATTCGGCAACATAGGTCGCCATTGCTATTGACATAATTAAGTCATCATGTCGTCCTTTTTGGTGGTCTGGTCTACCATTAATGTAAACAAAAGTATCCATTTCATTATATAAACGTGTACTATAAATTCTAAAATTATGCCTCATAGCTTCTTCATATGAAGAAATAATTTGGACACGTTTGTTGTTAAAATTTATTCCTGGTATTTTTTCTAAGGCTTTTGGGTCATACTTCCATTTATTTGCGGTATCAACACCATCAATATATAAATCTCTATAACCCATTTCCTGTAGTTTTCTTGATGTAGAAACTCCCATACCGCCAGTTATATCGACAACAATAAACGCATTGTACATACTACCCCATTTATAACATATTTCAGCCATTGTGTCGGGTGGTAATTTACCCACAAATTCAGCAACCTGTTCTCTTTCATCAAAATCAATAATTTGAAAAGAACTAAAGTCTTCACTATCTCCACGACTAACGTCAACCCCCATAACATATTTGTGACCCAAAACAGGTTCCTTCCAAATCCAAAGTGAGTTAGAAACCATTTTGTTTTGTGGTTCTTTTAACATGTTTTCTTTTATGTTTTGCATTAATTTAGAATCAAAAACATTGTCACCTGAACCTAAAAAGTTACACTCTAATTCCTGAGAAACTTTTCTTTTATCGTATTTAAGTTTTTTAACCATTGCTTCAAACCAAGATGAACATGGTTTGTACCCCATTGATATTAAAGACTTAACCTCATTAAAATCTCTATTATCAATAGGAATGTGTTCCCAACTAATATTAGTTTTTAAATCATATTCTTCTTTGTTTAACAAATAGTGAATAATGTCGTCAGTTTTTACAAAATATAAATCTTTAGTGTATCGTGGGTCTCGGTACCAATACATTTCAGAAATTCTGAAATCATTCATATTTCTTAGTGATTGGTCATAAATTTCATAATAAATTGCGTCGTGTCCGTTTGGTGTTGATATTACAATAACTTTACCACCAGTAGATAGAGACGCCATACAAGCAGCCCAAAAGTCACTATCTGCTTCAATAAACGCCGCTTCATCAAATACAAGTATTGTTGGTGTAAAACCCCTTAAAGCATCTTTAGATGTTGCCACGGCTTTTACCTCACAACCATTATTTAATTTATAGTGTTTTTGTGAATTTTTTTCAGGGGCAAAATCAATACCTACCCAAGAAGGCCACTGACCTACAAAAGCTCTAATTTTATTAGCCATCTCTAAGGATGTGTCTAATTTATTGGCAATTATAAGAATTTTTTCAGGTTTTGATTTTTTAGCAAATGCTAATTTTTTTGAAATCCATGCTGCGGTAACTGTTGAAACCCCTGCCTGACGATATTTTAATGCTATATTTTCATTGTATTGTTCATAATCACTTAACAATAAAAGTTGGTCGGGAAATAACTCTAATGGTACGTATTTCGATACCGTGTTGTCGTAAGTTTGTAAATAAGTTTTAAGTGCGTAATGATTGTCTTTTTGACATTTTACATATTCTATTAAAACTTGTTCTTTTGTAAGATTACTCATAAAATATTAGGTTCTTGTAATACCCAAGTCACCTAATAAATCATCAAGGTCATCATCGTCCATACCAAAATCATCACTAGTTCTTTTTGGAAGTCCATCGTCATATAGAGCCGTTTCAGCCTCATATTGACGTAACTCTTGAATGATTTCATTAACCATTCTTTGTATAAACTGAGCTCCTTGAGGGTTACCTGAAAGTATTAATTTAGCAATTCTGAAAAATTCTTCAGCCGAAAGTTTAGAAAATCTCATAAATAAATAATGTTGTATATGTTTTTTGTCTTCGTCAAAAAGTTCTGCGGGATAAGCCTCTGTAAATTTTTCCCAAAATATAGGACCTAATCTCATGTCCCATATTTCAGCAGGTAAAGTGTCTTCAGCCCCCATAACCATTTCGGCTTGTCTTGGGTCATCAGGTAGTCCATGTGTACCAAACACTTCATATACACCTTTTATCAATTCGTGCATTAATAGTGGAAATGTCGCGGCTCTTGCTTTAACTGTTGGAGGTTCTGTATCAGGCTCAACTTCAGTTTGACCCATTTGACCCCCACCTGAACCAGCCATGGCTTCCATGTCAGGATAAACCCAATATAAATGGTCCATTAAAGACTGAGTTACACCATAAAGACCAACTAATTCAGGATTTAATCTGTTTAATTCATCCTGTACTAAATGGAACATATAATGACCTTTTTTAGCTGCCCCTTGAATCAGAGAGTTAATAAATCTTCTTTTAGCTCTTTCCATATTGAATTTTTCAAATTCATCTACAAAATCTTCTAAGTCTTCTTTGTGGTCTTCAGCTTCTTTGAACGCGTCTTCAACATCTTCTTTACTTGGTTCTTCAGGTTCACTTCTCATCCCTTCGGCAGAACTCATAGGGCCAGAAACTAATTTGGCATCAAACTGCAAAGCCCCTTCAGGAATACCCATTTCTTTTTTTACTAAATCTACCGCCAAATTTTCAAGATATTCTTTATTATTTCTTTCAACTGATTGTATTTTTTGTAAACCTTGCATTGCCATCATCATTAATTGCATTAATGGATTAGCCCCCTGTAAAGGTTGCGTAGTACCTAAATAATTTCTAACTTTATTTACGGAATCTTTAAATCTTTTAGATGATACAAGTTCAACAAAGTCTCTATCGCCTTTTGGCATTGCGGGGTGTTCAGAATATGGTGTTTGTTTTGAAGTAATCTTTCTTTCAATACCAGGTTCCATTCTTTCAGGACCCTCATAATCAATTGGTGCTTCTTTTAAAGATTTTTTTACTTCGTTTAGTAAAGTATATTCTTTTTTAGTTAAACCTTCGTTAACTAATTTTTTTTGTAAATCGTTTTTCAATTTTAAAGACTTTTCTATTTTAGTATTAAGAGCCATAATTATTTTAAATTAATTCCTATTTCATCAAAAGATAACCATGTTGGTAAACTTTTTCTACCTGCTTTTGGAGCTGGTTTAACACCAGGTTTTGGTTGATACGGTGTTGCAGGTTTACTTGGTTTAGTAGGTGTATCAACATCTGGTTTAACTTCAGGTCTTGCAGGTGCTGTTTGAGTGCCTTGTTCTTTAACCAAATTTAAAAATTCTTTTTTGGTCATTTTAGGTGTTATGTGTTTTTCAATCAATCTTAAAACTTGTTTTTCCATTTCACTTTCACCAAATGTAGGATTTATAGATACATTATTCAACTGTTTTTTTAACTCACCAGCAAAAGCTGAAGCAACTTTCTTAGTGTAATTCGACATACCACTTTCTTTAGTTTCTTCTTTTTTCTTTTCGGGTAACTTTTTGAAGTTTTTTGTTTTTGACGCAAATTCGTCAGCCATCTTACACCATTTCTTTTGTTCTTTGGTTTTACCATCACCACACTTAGCGAAGAAATATTTTTGTTGTTTTTTGGATTCAAACTTTTCCATTAATCTTTTATATTCTTCTTCTAATCCTCTTTCATCATCAGTTCCATCAGGTGAAGGTTTTTGTAGTTCGTCTTGAGTGTACATTCCTTTACTTGCATTTGCAACATCAAATTCAGTGTCATCTTCAACCACTTCAGTTTCTTTATCTTGTATGTTTTGACCTTGTAACTTAGTAGGGTCTTTTAACATTTGATTAAGTTTACTCATTTGAGTTTTATCCTTAGAGTCAAAAACTTGAGTCATGACCTGAGTTTGTTCTTCTGTTTCTTTTTTATTTGACTCAAGTAATTTTTTATATAAAGTATTAACTTGAGATTCACTCAAATTAGTAACAGTTGATGGTTTAAGTCCGTATTGGATTAATTTTAATTGTTTTTGGTTAGTTTTCATATACTACCTTTGTTTCAAATTCTAAAACGATGTCACGTTCATACAATTTATCTTTTACAGATTTTTCATCGTCACCAAATCTAAATACTAATCTGGTTTTATAATCAAAATCTATATCTTCACTTTCATTTTCCCATGCTAAAGCGATTACACCATCTATCGCATCAATCATAGAAAAAAAGTCGGAGTTTTGAACTACCGACATTGTTATCTTATCATTTTTTAGAACACCTACTTTTTTGATATGTTCTAAATTAGGTGGAAACGGGTATCCGTTTGATGGTTTTGAATCCCAATTTTCACCCCATATATTTTCTTTAGTTTCAGAAAATACAAATTCATATATGTTATCACCTTTGTAATTAGGTCCAAGTTCATTAACATATATTAAAAAACTCATAAAATTTGACCGTTTAATGAAACTTTAATTTGTTTATTGTTAATTTCAAACACTAAATTTTTATTTTTAGTTTTACCTAATAATTTAGCTTTCGGATATTTCGACACTAATTTTTTGGATGTGATTTCTTGAGAAACCGTTTCAGAAACAACCTTAAGTTTGTTTAATGTTTTTTTCTTATGTTCAACTATTTGTTGTTTTTTCTCATTCAATTGTTTTTTCTCATTTTCAGTAATTGTAAAATATTTTTTCAAAACACTATCAACTTTTGATTCTGTAAACATACCTTCAATCATATCAGAAATTTTCTTTTCATGTCTACTTTCTTTAGTTTCAACATCCATACCTTCTTCAACATTTGAAAATAAATCATCAACAAATTCATCAGCTGTCATTTCTTCAGCCATTTCACCTTCAGGTGCCGTTGGTTCAACAGGTTCTTCTACCTCCATATCAACATCAACTTCTTCCTCACCACCTTCCATACCAACTTCTTCTTCAGCGCCTTCTAATTTATTAACAATGTCTTCCATATCTTCTTCATCCAAATTATCTAAATTTAATGCTGATAATACAGAATTAATAACATATTTAATATCTTTAGAAGACATTTGTTGTTCTTCATCGTCATTTAATGTTCTAATTTTTTGAGCTAATTTTCCTGTTAACTTTTGTATTGTTTTAAAAGTTACAACTTCTTCCTCACCTTCATCACCTTTATCTTCCATATCAACATCAACATCCATTTCGGTGTCAACATCCATTTCAGGTGACGGTTCAGGAGTTGGTTCATCTACAGGTGTTTCAGGTGCGGGTGCTGGAGCGGGTGCTGGAGCGGGTGCTGGAGCGGGCGCCTGTTCTTTAGTTTCACCAAACTTTAAAATATATTTGGTGGCTGCTTTTTCATAAACATCACCCTCAAACAAATTAACATTACCCTCATAACCTTCGTTTAAGTTAACTTCTTTAGCAATTAAATTAAGTCTTTTAAACGCTTGTGAATAAGAAGGATAATATTTTCTATTCTTCATAGGTTCAATATAATCCATTCCAACAGATTCGTTTAATGATTTTTTAATTACATATCCATTTTTTTCTTTAACGATGTGGTATTTATTCCCATCGGCTAAAGTTTTTGAATAATCAATGCTCGTGTCCTCGTTTACAGGATTTGGCGTGTGTTCGTTATATCTAGAAATTTCAAGGATGCGACTAATTTTATCCATTCCCTGTAATTTTTCACTTCCAATTGGTTTTAATTTTCCCATTTTAGTTTTTTTTTAAAAATTATTTTATATATAAATATACGACGAATTAAAAATGTTTGTTTTTAAGTTTCAAACTTACTGCTTAAATAATGAACCTATTGTTCCACTAAATAAATTAATTAAATCGTCTTGAGTTATAGTACCTGTATTTACTGTAGGAGTTTCTGTGGATGATGGCTCTATTGTTGTTATAGTTTTACCACCTTTTATGTATGGTTCAGGGTCCACAGGTTTACCATTTTCATACAATTCAAAGTGTAAATGAGCCCCTCCTGAATTGCCACGACCAATATCACCTTTAGCACCACCTGTTAATCCAAGAGAATCACCTTGTGCAATAGTATCACCTTTTTTAACATCTATTTTCTTTAAATGACAATATCTACTTTTTAATCCGTTTCCGTGGTCAATAAATAAAGTACCACCACAAGAATTATTTCTTATTTCAGAATCAACAACAATTCCATTCGCTGGTGAAATTACATTAGTTCCTGATGGAACCGCAATATCAATACCACTATGTTTTTTACCCCATCTATGACCAAACTTACTACTAATATTTGTACTGTTAACAGGATTTAAAAATTTTGTTTGAACTTCTTTATAGGATTCTTTAGATGTTGTTGATTTACCTGCAAAAATTTCTTCAGAGTTTTTCAATAAATCACGTAAATGTTTTCCATATGGTAACCCAATGTGAACATGGGTCATGTTATTATTATTAGTCCATTCTGAAATATCACCAATTCTATCACCCACGTTAACCTCATCACCAGATTTTAATTCAACATTTTTTAAGTGGGTATAAAATATATCAGGGTATCCATCAATACCTTTTATTGATACTTGGGTACCGTATACTTTACCTGAATTTTTACCTGTATCCCTAATTTTACTCACCTTACCTTTAGTATATGAGTTGACTAATGTACCTGCAGGTGCAAAAACATCCCAAGCATTATCTGATTGCCAATTACCAAATGCTCTGGACCCATGATTTTTTGGTCCGTTTTCTAAATCAGTTTTAAAAACACCACCAATGTTTGTGGTGCTTTCCTTTAAAGATAATAATTTATCCGAATGTTTGTTTTGAGAGTTATACAGTTTTTCAATATAACCATTTCTTCTTAATATTTTAAATACAATATTTTCATCGGAATATTCACCACCTTTTTCAAGACCACAAGTTCTATATTTTTTTAATTTTTCTTTATACTTTTTAAGTATTTTGTTAGCTTCTTCTATAGATTCATCTTCAATGTTTTCAACAACACCGTCGATAATGTTCATCCATTGTTGAGCTTTAGATTTAATTAATTTTTTGTCTATTTTAACATTCTCTTTTTTAGGTGTAACTAACCATTCATCATTTAAAACTGAAAACACACCACTACTAAAATGAGACTCAGATTCATTCTGAACATAAAGTTCAACATCATATCCATATATAGTAATATCATGTTTATCATTATATATTGTTTTTTTTAACCTAAAAAGTTCTTCGTATAATGGTAGTTCTTCTTTTGAAAATTGATTAAAATCGGTTAAAATATGTAAATCAACATCAGAGTATTTAGACCAATTATAATTAGCTAATGAACCAGTCATTAAAACATCTGAAACAATAATATCAACATCCAAAAAATTTACAAATTCGTTTGCAATTTCTAATAATCTATTTCTAACTTTTGGATTCATCATATATGATTGACCGTCAGGGTCTCCCATATATTTTTCTTTTGGTAAATACCAAATCTTAGGATTAAGGTCATCCTGTTGATTAAATAATGATAAGATTGATTGTATATTACCCATAATACTATAAATAGTATGGTAAATACATTTATCACAACTTAATATATTTGTATTTTTTAGAAATATCTGAACTAAAAAATTTTCCTTGAGATTCTGTCATTCTAAAACGAGTGTATATTTCGTGAGGGACAGAATCGTATTTATACTTAAGACCATTTTTAAATTCAACAATCATTTCTTTTGATTCGGTATCGTATTCTGTTCTTACGATATTACTTGATTGGACTTCATTCAATATCTTCGTCCCAATTATCTCTTCTTTCGTTATTGCCATTTTCTAAAGGTGTTAATAAATCTATTTTATATAATTCACTTTTAAGGTAATCCGAGAAATCACTAAAGTCAACACTATCACCAAAGTAACTCTTTATTTCGGAAAACAATTCATCACGTGAATTAAGAAATCTGTGATGTAATGATATTAATTCATTTGGATAGTTGGGTGGATTTCTTAATTCATATTCGGTCCAACCCTCTCTCTGAAAAAATTTTCTAATTTTATAATAATTTTCAATTAGCTCTTTATCAGCATTTAAAGTTTTAATGAATTTTTCCAAACGTACATTCATAACAATAAATATGAAGTAGGTTGATATTTTACCAAACTATAATTATGTTTATGTCATACATTTTATATTATGATAGAATCAATGGATAATGGTAACAAAGGTAAAACACCTAAAACAGGTTCAGAATCTTCAACTCCTGTACTTGATAACTTTAGTCGAGATTTAATTAAATTGGCAGAACAAGGTAAGTTAGACCCTGTAATTGGTAGAGAAAGAGAAATTACAAGAATTGCACAAATTTTATCTCGTAGAAAGAAAAATAACCCAATTATTATAGGTGAGCCTGGTTGTGGTAAGACAGCAATTGTTGAGGGATTAGCAATTAAAATTTTCAATGGAGATTGTCCTCGTAATTTAATGGACAAAAGAATTGTATCTCTCGATATGACATCGATTGTTGCGGGTACAAAATATCGTGGTCAATTTGAGGAAAGAATGAAAGTTATTATTGAAGAGCTGCAAACAACTCCAAATACAATTGTGTTTATCGATGAAATTCACACTATTGTTGGGGCTGGCAATTCTTCAGGTTCTTTAGATGCTTCAAATATTTTTAAACCCGCACTTGCTCGTGGGGAAATTCAATGCGTAGGGGCGACAACTCTTGATGAATATCGTAAGAATTTTGAAAAAGATGGGGCTTTAGAGCGTCGTTTTCAAAAGGTTATTGTAGATGCAGCAACTAAAGAAGAGACATTGGAAATACTTTTAAACGCTAAAGACAAATATGAGACATTTCATAAAGTTTCATTCTCAAATGAAATATTAAAATTATGCGTGGATTTAGCTGATAGATATATTACTGACCGTGAGTTTCCCGATAAGGCTTTTGATATTATTGATGAGGTTGGAGCTCGTAGTCAGGTCGAAATTAAAATGCCTGAGATGATTGAAAAATTAAAACAGGAAGCGGCTAAGGTTAAATTAGATAAACTTGAGGTGGTTAAAAGACAGAACTATGAAGAAGCTGCAAATCTTAGAGATAAAGAAAAATGTATTCTAACCAAATTAGAAAATGAAAAAGTTAAATTTGAACAAGAACTTTTAACAAGTAAAAAAGAAGTTTTACCTGAATTGGTTTATGAGGTCGTTTCTAATATGACCAAAATACCAATCAATAAATTAAATTCAGATGAAACTAAATCTTTATCTGAGCTTGAAAATGTTTTATCAAGTAAAGTAATAGGTCAATCTGAAGCAGTGTCAAAAATTGCAAAGTCAATCCGTCGTAATAGAATTGGGATTAAAGACCCCAAAAAACCTATTGGTTCATTTATTTTCTTGGGCTCAACAGGGGTTGGTAAAACATATTTAGCAAAACAATTAGCTAAAGAAATTTTTGGTAGTGAAGATAACATGATTCGTGTGGATATGTCAGAATACCAAGAGAAACATACCATCTCACGTTTGATTGGGGCACCTCCTGGATATGTGGGATATGATGAAGGTGGTCAATTAACCGAACAGGTTAAAAACAAACCATATTCAGTAGTTTTGTTTGATGAGATTGAAAAGGCAAATAAAGATATTTTTGCAACTCTTCTACAAGTTTTGGATGATGGTCATTTAACTGATGGTCTTGGACGTAAAATTAACTTTAAAAATTGTGTTATAATTATGACATCAAATGTTGGTGTTAAAAAACTACAAGATTTTGGTGTTGGTGTTGGATTTGAGACGAAGGCAAGTTCTTATATTAAAGAAGAACAAAAACGAGATATGTTAAAGAAAGAACTTAAAAAGTTTTTTGCACCTGAGTTTTTAAATAGGATTGATGAAATTATTATCTTTAATTCATTGGTTAAAGATGATGTTAAAAAAATTGTTAAGATTGAACTTGAGCAATTAATAAAAAGATTGATAGGTTTAAACTATAATGTAAAGTTTGATGACACAATTTTAGAAATGATTTCTGAAGTAGGGTTTGATGAAATGTATGGTGCTAGACCTATTAAAAGAGCAATTCAGGATAAGTTAGAAGATTTCATATCTGAAGAGGTACTTAAAGGTACTATAGTTGAAAATACCGAATATACTTTAGTTTCGGAAAACAATGAGGTAAAATTTAAGGGTGAGAACAAAAAAGGGAAAAAGAAAAAAGAGGGTGAATAACCCTCTTTTTTTAATCGAATAACGAATATCTACCGTATCTTGGATTGGAGATGTATTTATATTTCTCGTACCCCAAACTCTCAATGAGTTCTTTACCTGTTTTAATACCGTTATATACATCCTCAACGACTACATACTCATTTGTTGTGTGATATCTGTAATACCCAATCGCAAAATTAATACAAGAAAAGTCGAATAACTTTTTAAGCATATACACATCAGTATATGGATGTGACTCGTATCGTCTTTCTCGATTAAATGTTTCGGTCAAAACTTTATCACATTTTTCAAAGAAATTACTAGTTGAATCAAACAGTTGAACGCCCATACAATATTGACTAACCATAGAATTGCCAGGTGCGTCAAATTGAATTGCATAACCCACGTTATCAAAGAAGTTCTTACTTGCGTTTTTGGAACCGTGGCATCCTGTTTCTTCTGAAACAAAAAAAGCCACTTTTAAATTAGGTAATTCTTTTAAAAGTTCCAAACAGGCGAAAACACCACACTTATCGTCACCACCAATACCTGTTGGTTTTCCTTTGTCATTATAACCTTTTAACGCAAGTTTTAATTCACCTTGGTCATTAGGTAATTGTTCTTCATTAACATTAATAATATCAAGTTGGTGTACAGTATCTGTATGTGCAACAACACATGGAAAATACTCAATATTTTCATCAGTTTGTTTAGTAACATAAATGTTGTAATAGTCATCAACCTCAAATGAAAAATTATTCTTGGTTAACCAATCAACCAAAAATTCAATCATTCTGTCTTCTTTATACGTTTTTGTTGGAACGGATAGTACATCCTTCAACAATTGATAATCTCTTTCCATAATACAAAGGTAAGATAATTATTTCAATTTACGAAATTTTTTTTGTTCAAATAATTCAGGCTGATATAAAAACACATTAAAATCTTCGGGACTGTAACTTCTTTTATCCTGATTACTATACGGTTTTTGTGTTGCAACCATAAGTAATTGTTTTTTAACATCAACATCGTAAATATTAAAAGTTAATTCAGGGTTTTTTGGGGTTTTGTACCATTTTCCAACTTTATATTTATCTAATATAGGTGATACTTCATCAATAAACTTTTTTATATCCACAAAATCTTCGTCATCAGTTAGTTTGTCCATTATTTTTTCTAATTGGTAATCAACATTTCTATCAAAACTTTCTTGGTCAAAATCAATACAATCTTGTTCGTACATGTATTCATACCAACCACCACCTATGCTTATATCTTTACCTATTTTTTCTAAAACTTCATAAATAGTTAAAGAAGTATCGTTAACCATTTTGTATAAACTTAATAATACTGATACTGTAGTGTAATAACTATAAAAACACCCTCTTGAAAATATACCATATTGTTGAAATGCTTCACAAGTTTCAGACTCAATCATTTCTACAGCACCTCTATTTCTACAGTTATTTCTTTCTGAGGTATATTCCCATTTTATTTCATCAACTTGTCTTTCAAACATTGTATATAACAAATTAGACGCTTGTTCAAAATCTTCATCATCTTCAAGTTTAGAGTATTTAGGTGCAATTAATTTTAATATATCGGAAACTTTTGCCAAATTTTCAGGTCCAAAACCTCTAATAATATATCCTTGTTTCCAATCGTCATCAACCCAATCGCTACTTTCAAATTCAAAAGTATCATAATTTGAGTATACCCCATTTGCGAACCATATATCATCATTAGATAAATCAAATAATTTCCAATAATCCTCATTATCTGAAAATCTTAACTTAACTAAACTTTTACCAGGGACTGAAGAATTAAATCTATAACTATAAATTAAATCATCTAATCTTTCTAATTCATAACTAGAAATCTCTTCACCATTCTTAATCTTGACTAAAGCATCGTATATTTCACTGTTGTTTGATGATTCCATGAATATTTATATTAACAATAAATATTAACTTATTTGGATATTCAAAAAAGTTTCGTATATTTGTATAAGAATTAAGTTCTTTAACATATGGGGGTAACTCGGAATTGACTGACATAGTTGGTTATTCGGGGCACGCAGTGAGAGGGTTCCTATCACTTAAATCTATGGAGTCAACGATTAGACGGCAACGTTCTAAACAAAATGGCGACTATCGGTCTTATCCGTGAAGACGCTGCGGTTGTAGCCTAAGGGATTAGGAAACACCATTCGGGTCGGGAGGACATTAACCCAGGAACAGAAGTCCTTATAGGGTGGAAAAACGACTGAACCTTAAATCGAGTCGTCCATTGGTTGTAAGGTTTACGATGGTGAAGAACAAACCGACTATTTCGGAACATTAGAAAATGTTGTCCTAAGCGTGTAGTCCTTAGTAGTCAAGATGGGCAACACGAGGGTTCGAACCCCTCTACCTCCAGACCATTAAATTAATCTACCTCCACGCGGTAATGGTTGGAAACAGGTAATGCTGGCTAAAAGATTAGGAAAAATGTGGAGATATTCAGTTTTTTCATAATAACAAACTATTTATTAGTATGTTGGAAAAAACTAAATATCAAAGACCTCAAAAAGAAGTTAAATGTGAATCTTGTGGTAAAATATTCAAAAAAGATGAAAGTGAAATAAGACGTAATAATAAGTTAGGTGTTGGTCATTATTGTTCGCGTTCTTGTGTTAGAATTGGTCGAGTTTCTAATAAGTTAGGAAATCCAAAAAATCTAATACCTGACAACTCTAAAGACAAATATACTGGTTTAAGAGAACATTTATCTAGAATAAAGAAAAGAGGTAAAGAAATTAATATTGATTTAGATGATTTGTATAATATATGGGTAACTCAGAATGGTATATGTCCGTATACGGGAGTTCAACTATTACACCCTAAAGATAGTAAAAATAAACCTATTTTATACAAAGCATCGTTAGATAGAATAGATTCATCTTTAGGTTATGTAAAAGGTAATATACAATTTGTTAGTGCGGCAGCTAATTATGCTAAAGGTAGTATGTCACACGACGAAATGATTGAATTTTGTAAACTAGTATGTGAAAAATGGAAATAGTCCTCCACCAAATAAAAAACCTCTCGATTTCGAGGGGTTTTTTTGTGCGATAAAATTATACTTTGGAACATAAAAAAAGGGAAGAACTTTTCGCGAGTTGTTCTTCCCTTGTTTTGTCCTAGGAATTTAAACCTACCGAGTCATTAGTGACACAACTGCGGAACCCTATTTCGTTGGGTGGTACTAGTTTCACGAGTATTTTATTTTCAGTTTACATGTTTTAAGACCGTTAAACATTGTGGTTATAATACTGTCCACATCCTAAAAATTAGTCTTTACCATTTTTTTACATTAACCATGGTGGTCTTGGTTTGACCCTACAGGGTAACTTTACTTTTTTAGTTTTTTATGGAACAAAAACATGGTGTTGTTTGGTTACTTATCAATCACCCTAAAACCTGTTGGAATAATTTGAAGGTCAGTTTTGACTCATGACTTCAGAGGACTTACCAAAATCACATTCCTATATTGATTGGAGTCACTTGTTTTTCGGCTTAGGCTGAGAATACACCTTTTGTTGAGAACCTTTAGGGACATTATTGTTTCTTCCCGTTTCCACTTCCTTTTGAGAAGTATTTCTCAGTGACGGTTATTTGGGATAACCACACCTTGAGGTTTGAATTACTCTCATCTTACTTGACTCTTTCCGAGGATGCCTCCCCAGTTCGTCCTTGCGGGGACTAAAGGTTTTTCGGATAATTACACGTTGGCTTGGGGCCTCAGTGTGCAATGAACGGCTCATTACTATGTAGTCACCTTTCATTCAAACCTGACGGACACTTTTCCTTTTATTATTATTAAATGGTCTTTAATTTCAAATAAAGAGTTTTGTGTCGTGGATTGTCGAAGTAGTGGTCCGTCTGAGGATTTGTTATCTTTTGAACAACAAAATACCAAACTACTCCGTGAGATGTCCCCACCTCCATACTTCAAGACTACTTCGAGAAAATCCCTTTGGTAAAGGAAATTCAAGGATAATGTCGGCACCACCCGTTTGTTATCATACCTTTCGGTTTTAAGTATCCTATGATATTGGAACCCTCAATAATAGTTTTGGAAAACCATGTTTTGAATGATTCCTACGGGTTATTCCTATTGGTGTTCCCACCTCAATCAGACGACCCACATCGCCCAATCATCTAACCACTTTCCCTACAGCGTTGCCCTCGGTACTAAAGGTTAAACGGTATCCCGCTTGTGTACTC